GGTAAAGCAAGACAAAAATATGCAGAGTGCTATCACCTTTTAAAGTTAAGAACAGAATAAATATGACACTGAAAGAAAAAAAAGCAAAGAAAATATATAGGTTAGCCAACAGAGAGGCAATATTGAAACAACAAAAAGAATACAGAGAGGTTAACAGAGAAATTTTAATAAAAAGAATTAAGCTGTGGAGAAAAAACAATCCAGATGCTTATGCTTTATCGAGACAGAAATATAGAGATAATAACAAAGAGAAAATTTCAGCATACAACAAGATGTATAGAGAAAGAAACTTTGCTTTAAAAGGAGAAATAAAATGAAAGATAAAATAGTAGAAGATCTAAAAAGAGAATTTGACATAAGAAGTTGCGTAGGAATAGACAAATACAAAACAACACTACAAGACAATAAACACGATGACTTTTTACAACACTTAAAAGAAGAATTAATGGATGCAGCATTATACATCCAAAAACTACAAAGCAAATGAATTACAACACAGTACCAACAATATTAGAAACACCAAAAGAAGTAAGTGAATTACTTATTACTTTAACTGGCATAGATATATACAAACAAACAAGACAAACCGAATACGTAGAACATAGAGCATTGCTTTGTCATATATTAAGAAACAAACTTGATATGAGATGGGTAAGCATATCAGACTTTATAAAATCAAAAGGAAAATCATTTGACCACGCAACGGCAATACACGCAAACAAAATGTATCCTATCTATAAACACTCAAGATTTGATTACTATGATAAACTAGAAAGCAGCTTTATAATTAAATCACAAATAGAGTATAGCCAAATATCAAAACTAGAAGTAATACAAAAAAAGTATGCAACACTAGAAAAAGATTATTTCAAAGCAATAGAAAAGTTAAGCAAATACAATAGTGATTATACTAAAAATGAAAAGCAATACAGAACACTAGAAGAAGAACAAAAAGAAATGTATGATGAACGTGCAGCTTTAGTGTTAAGGTCTTTTGAATGGAAGCAAAACAATAGTGAATACGAAATAATAAACTGTGCAACATAAAAACAGAATTATGAAAATATTAAATTTATATGCTTGTTTAGGCGGTAACAGATATAAGTGGGATGAAGTAACTAATGTAGATGTTACTGCTGTAGAATTAGACCCAGAATTAGCCAGGTTATACAAAGAAAGGTTCCCTGATGATAAAGTTATTGTTGCAGATGCACACCAATACTTATTAGAACACTACCAAGAGTTTGATTTTATTTGGAGTAGCCCACCTTGTCCAACACATAGTAGAGCAAGATTTTGGGGTTTTGGTGCTAATGGTAAAAACCCAACATACCCAGATATGAAATTGTATCAAGAAATAATATTTTTACAACATCATTGCAAAGGTAAATATGTGGTTGAAAATGTAATACCATACTATGAACCAATGTTTAACCCAATAGAAAGAGATAGGCATTTATACTGGTCAAACTTTAAACTACCAAATAAATTAAGTAATAAAACTAATTCTGGTAATTTAAACCAAAAAAGTGTATTAAAAGATTTATGTGATTTTCACGATTACGATTTCAGAAAATACAAAGGAAGTCAAAGAACTTTAAAAATAGCAAGAAACCTGGTAGACTATGAAGCTGGTAAAACAATATTAGAAACAGCATTAGGAATAATAAAAAAATCAAACATAAAACAAACAGAACTATTTTAATATGATTAAAAAAGAATGGCTATTTATGGAAACACCAAAAGAAAAAGCATACAACATATATAAGAAGTTTTACAATGTAGATGGTCAAGACTTTAATAATACAATAAGCGGTAATATAGCAAAGCAATGTGCAAAGCTGCATATAAGCATTATACTAGAAAGTGAAATACTAAAACCATCTAACAACATAGAATACTACCAAGAAGTTAAACAAGAAATAAATAAATTATGATGAGAGTAAACCAAACATTGTAGTTGACAAATACCGAATAACACCCACTAAAACAAATAAACTATGACATCAATAATAGGAATAGCAATACTTGTAATAGGAATATACTTCGCTATAAGAGCAACTAAAGACGAACCAAACGAATTTTAAAACTATGAAAAAGATAATACAAAAGATGCAACAACTACTAGACAAATTACCAGTAGGTAAAAGAAGAACACAATTAAAAAAAGACTTGTTAAAATTAAAGCTAAATAAAAACACAAATTAAATACGTTATATAATTGAATAAACAAAATATTTTCAAATGGATAAAAGAAAAAATAACGGGGGTGCAAGAGATGGTGCTGGTAGACCAAAGAAAGCAGACGAACTAAAATTAATAGAAAAGCTAGATAACCTTATTGATAATGATGAGGTAATTAGAACACTAGGTAAACAAATTCTAAAAGGTGATAGTCGTGCTATGTCATTATACTTTGGTTACAGATATGGTAAACCAAAAGAAAGTGTGGATATTACATCTTCTGATGGGTTTAATATTAACTTTAAAGATATCATCAAATTTAAGTGATAGAAGTTGATCCAAAGTACAACCCCATACAAACATCAGATGCTAGATATTATATTGTAACTGGTGGGCGTGGTTCGGGTAAGTCGTATTCTATAAACTTGCTATTGTTGTTGCTCACTTTTGAAGCTGGGCATACAATTCTATTTACTAGGTTTACACTATCTTCTGCATACATTTCTATTATACCAGAATTTATAGATAAGATAGAAACACTTAAACTACAAGACTATTTTCATATAACAAAAGATGAAATACGAAATAAGCTATCTGGAAGCAAGATAATCTTCAAGGGTATAAAGACATCAAGTGGTGACCAAACAGCCAACCTAAAGTCTCTAACTAATGTTAGCACGTGGGTAATGGATGAAGCAGAAGAACTACAAGATGAAAACATATTTGATAAGATAGATTTAAGTGTAAGAAACCTCAAACAAAAGAATAGGGTAATACTTATTTTAAACCCAGTTACAAAAGAGCATTGGATATACAATAGATTTTTTGAAGATAAAGGTGTACAGGCTGGTTCTAATGCAACCAAAGGGAATACAAACTACATACACACAACATATTTAGATAACATAGAAAACCTATCTAAAAGCTATTTAGAACAAATAGAAAACATAAAGAAACGTAGACCAGAGAAATACAAGCATCAGATGTTGGGTGGATGGTTAGCAAAAGCAGAGGGTGTAATATTCTCTAACTGGCAGATAGGTGAGTTTAAAAAAGTAGGTGTAAGTGTGTTTGGACAAGATTATGGATTTGCAGCAGACGAGAACAGTTTGGTGGAAACTAACATAGACACAAGCAACAAAATAATCTATTTAAAGGAATGCTTTTATCTCAAAGGTCTTACCACATCAGAAATAGCAAACCTCAACCTTAAACACGCTAATAATAGTCTTATAGTAGGTGATAGTGCAGAACCCAGATTACTACACGAATTAAAAGCAAAAGGTTGTAATGTAGTCAAAGCAATAAAAGGTCAAGGATCAATTACATATGGTATAGCTTTACTACAAGATTATGATTTGATAGTTGAAGAAAACAGTATCAACCTCATCAAAGAACTAAACAATTATTCTTGGCTTGAAAAAAAGTCTAAAACACCACAAGACAAATTCAATCATATTTTAGATGCAATCAGATATGCTGTATCATATCAACTGCAAAACCCAAATAGGGGTAATTACTTTATTTCATAAAAGTTATTAAATTATTTGTTGGTATGTTATTTATTTGTATATTGCGGTATATTAATTTAACAAAACAGATATGAAAGAAATAATAAACAATTTAGAATACGTAATTGATGATATTGAAGCAAGGATATATAACAGCCTTGATAGAGATGAGGTGTGTATGCTTACAAGAGCAAAGCAAGAAGCTACAGCAACACTTACTACATTAAAATACATCAACCAATAATGTACAGTAATTGTTGTGGTGCAGAAGCATCTTATTTAAGTGATGAAATATGTGGTGATTGTTTAGAACACGCAGTATTTAATGAAATAGAAGAATAGATAAAACAGATATGAAAAAATTAATAAACAAAATTTTAGTAAAAAGAAGCATCAGACCTTATAAGATCATAGCTTTAAGCACTGGTGTAATTGTAGAACATTACCGTAATGGTAAACTTAAAACAGAATATTATGGATTGGTATAACCCACCAGAATACAAAGAGTATGAATGTACAGAATGTGGTACAGAAATAGACCACGAGGGTGTTTGTTCTGGTGCTTGTCACGAAGCAAGTATGTTGTAAACGGTTAGTATAAGGTGCGTAGCTTTTCGCAATGCATTATATACGGTGTTATTATTAGTGCGGTTTATTAACGATAAATTTATAAATAAGATGAAAAAAGTAACAGATTATAAAATTAGAATAGGTGATAAATTAGATTACGTTGAATACGGAAGTAATGAGCATATGCCTGTTATAGTAAAAAGTATGTTGTTTGATGGGTTTGTATTCTTGATTGAATTTAAGCACGAAAACGATAGAGCGATTGGTGTGACAGAACACCCTGATAAATTAAAGCAGAGAATTTAGCATTAATTATAACGGAAATCGTGTATGATTAGTAGCGTGAAATAATAACTAAAGATAATAAAAATGACAAACGAAAAAAAACTAAAAGTAATTGAAGAAGCCTTTAATTATTACCACGATAGAACATCTTTAACAAGTAAAGAAGAGAAAGAATTACTATTGCTTGTAAATGAGCTGTATGCAGCTATAAATTATACGCAGTGTTGTACGGAGTTAAAAACTTTTGATATACACGAATGCATCAACGAGGTTAGTGATGAAGCACAAAGACGTAGTTTTGCTGTATATGATTTAAAAGAGGACAGAAGCTTTAGATATGGTGTTAAAAAAGCAATAGATAAAATGCTATACAATAAGTAGTTTTTAATTACTTACAACGCATTTGGGTATGGTTAGAAAATTTAACGATTAAATAAACGAAAATGAAAAACAGAGAAATAGCAAATAGAATAGCAGAACTACATTACCCTAACGAACCTAACGTAATACACGACCAAAAGTACAGGCTTGTAAGAATGAAAACACTTGCTGACCAAGTAGAAAGCGAGTTAAATTTATTAACTATACCCGTTGTTGTTAAATCGTTTTATTGCTTGGACGAGGTACATAGAGGTAAAGATGATGTTTGCCAAAGACAATGTGAATATTGCAGAAAGAATAATAAGCAATAATATGTTTTACAACGTATTAGTATAAGATGCGTTTATCATTCAATTAATTAATATTAAAATACTTTAAAATGAAAAATATAATAAATAAAAAAGCAATTAAAAATGCATTTTATACATTGTTAGGCACAGTTAAAAAAGCCTTAACTCATAATAGATGCGATAGTTGTGGATTTACAAAAGAACAGGTTTATGCAACAGAACATTTTACAGAAAGTGGATGGATAGAGTGTAAACCTTGTTATAATAAGAGGTCTAACTCTAATTGTGCCTAACATCGTATAACGTCAATAGAAAGATTTAGTTAAGTTAGTTTTGAGTAAAAGGTGCATCGTAAATGGTGTGCCTTTTTTTATTATATTTACTCTAGTATAAAAAACCATTTTAAAAACGTTATATAAGTATGAAAGTCAATATTACAGTACCAACAGATTTAAGCGAAATTACTTTAAGGCAGTATAAACACTTTCTTAAAATACAAAAAAGTGTAGATGATGAAAAGTTTTTAAATGCAAAGATCATAGAGATATTTTGCAAAATGAAACTAGATGATGTAATGAGGTTGAAGTTTAATGATACAGAGTTTATAGTAAACACACTTACTGAAATGTTTGAGCAGAAGCCTAATTTGGTAACAAACTTTAAACTAAACAACAAAGAGTATGGGTTTCATCCACAACTAGATGATTTAACTTTAGGTGAGTACATAGACCTTGATACTTTTGTTGGTGACTGGGAAAACATAGAAAAAGCTATGGCAGTTTTATACAGACCAGTAGAAAACAAGTTAAAAGACAAATACATTATAGAAGAATACAAAGTAGGTAAAGATCAAGAAATGCTAGATATGCCTATGGATGCAGTTTTGTCATCAATTTTTTTTTTGTGGAATTTAGGACTAGACTTGTCGAAAGCTATGATGAATTATTTGGACAAGGAACAAACACAAGCCTTGACGCAGTATCTAATTTCACAACCAAATGGGGATGGTATAACTCAATT